AAAAGAACTCAAAGAGGCAAAAGCCCTCAACGAGAAACAACGTAGAACCATCAGGGGTCTACAGGTTGTGCTGTGGATGGCTCTGATCGGGTGGACTATCACTTTGGCGTCTGGCATCGCTTTATGGAAGATCACAGAAAAATCGGCACCTTCACCAATACGCCTCATGGAACCAGATTTTGGATGGGGGTACAACCGTGGCTACTAAGCAACTCCAGGATGTTCTTGATCAGCATGGGTCTTGGGTGTTCAAGAACGGTCAGAAGGCCGAGATCAAGAGCAAGAGGATTGGTCCTGGGCGATATGAAATATGGTTGGAGACTGAGTAGTGATTCGAGCTATCCGTTCACCCGATATTATGTGGTATGTGGAGTATTGGGATGATGACGATTGTTCCGACTTCCCGGTAGGTACCGCGTATGTCTGGGAGTATCAGGATGGCGACGAGCGGAAGGCTGAACTATGCTTCGTGTTGACGGCGGATCAAGAGCGGCGCAAGGGGATTGCTACCAAGCTGTTGAACGAGTGTGAGGAAAGATGGCCGGGTATCCAATTCACAGAGCCCATAAGCAAGGCAGGAGAGGCCCTACGCGACTCTAGGAGACGAGATCATGCCCGAATACTGTAAATTCAATTGCATGTGCTGCAACAGGATCGTTGAAGGTGACGTAGATGAAAACCCCCTGGTCATTCATATTCAGGGTGTTGGGGTCGAGCAGATCATCAGTCTTGGTCTGCTCGACTCTCCTGTCTACAACGGCTTGATCTTTCGGGCGACGGGTAATTTCGGGTCCACGGTTTTTGACCCAATGCCCATTGGTATAGAGGAAATCCTACAGGTGGTCATCTGTGACGATTGTATGAAGAAGAAGGCCAAGCGGGTGACGCGGATTCACAATGGAACGCGGTGAGTTTGTGTCCGAATAGGAGACAGAAATGGAAGAGCCATACGGGAAGGAACTGATTCTCGATCTGAGCAGTTGTAATGTCGAGACTTTCACCAGAGAGTCTATAGGCAACTACTTCGACAAACTTTGTGAACTCATTGATATGCAGGCCGAGGATCGGTATTTTTGGGATGATGAAGGCTTGCCCTCGGAGGAATGTCAGACCAATCCCAAAACCTGCGGCATTAGTGCGGTTCAGTTTATCCTCACTAGTACCATCGTAATTCATTCGCTTACCAAGCTCGGCAAAGTATATATCAATATTTTCTCATGTAAGGATTTTAACGTAGACGATGTCTGCGAGTTTACTGTTAAGTGGTTTGGCGCTGGTAAGCACAGCTACGTTGCCATAGCGAGGGAATAGATATGCAGGTTATTGAGCGATCAGTAATCTTAAATAGTTTTATGGAATTGGTCGATCTCGGAGAACGCATATATAGTCAATACCAAGAAGTTGTGATCAGGTTCGTGGTTGAAGATATCTGTGACGGCAAATTTCATTGTAGTGTTAACACAATAAAGGGTCTACCGTTATTTAGATATTCCAATTCTGCAAAGTTTACTCCTGGATCGAATCTAAGATCAGATGGCAAGTTTATGGTCGCGTTGGTAATTCCTACTGGTTTAGGCGCTTCTGTTGGTGGTCATGCTGGCGACGGCGGTGCAACTGCAAAATTGATGGCTTCTGTATGTGATACATTGATCACACACCCAAACGTAGTAAATGCATCAGATATCAACGAAATGACAGACAATACTATGTATGTTGAGGGTTATTCGTTAACACAATATCTACTGGGTAACATTGGGCTACAAGAAGTTCGACAAAATCGTGTGCTGGTTATAGTTGATGGTTCTGCTGATCCCATTTATGTTACTGCTGTTATCAATGTCGTCAATGCCGCCCGTGCGACTTATGGGTTAAATTGCCCAGAAGTAGTAATATTGAAAAATCCCTTCACTATGAAAACTGGTTGGTCAAATGGGGGTCGGGCTGTTGGTGTCATAGATGGTATGGATGAATTGTTTTCTGTACTTCACGACCGCGAAGGTACTTATGATGCTGTGGCAATAACGTCGTTGACACAGATTCCTGCCGAAGACCGTGCCCATTACTACAAGAATGGTGGAGTTAATCCATGGGGTGGTGTGGAAGCTATGCTGACGCACACCATATCTCATTGTTTCAAAGTGCCGTGCGCACACGCCCCTATGATGGAATCTCAAGAGGTGGAGTTGCTTGACTTTGGTGTTGTCGATCCACGAAGTGCAGCAGAGTCCGTTTCTATTACGTATCTTCCTTGTGTTCTCAAGGGGCTCAATAGAGCACCACGGATTATCGAAGATAGTCCTGACGTATCTTGTTTGGTAATTCCGAGACGGTGTCTTGGCATTCCCCATTTTGCCGCTTATCAGAGGGATATTCCAATCATTGCTGTCGATGATTTTATGGAAATTGATAATGTAAATTGTAATGATTATGTTGATGCTATGGTTGTTGGGAATTACCTTGAAGCGACTGGCGCTGTTATTGCATTACGAGAGGGTATTAGTCTTGAGACGTTGCGCCGACCAATATCGAAAGTAAAGGTGTCTAGTTATGATGAACTTCGAAACGTGTCCCCGGTGCTCGCAAATTCACAAGCTTCCGCCTGAACGGATGAAGCCGATGGTCCTGTCCGGGGATGATATGGAGATGCAGTGCGACGTTTGCAACAACAGCTTCAAGCTGCCGAATTGTGAGTCGATTCGAGAATTGGCCAGACACCAAAGGGATGTGAGATATGATTCGAGAAGTTGGAATAATGCGGAATAAACATAGTGGTTTATACGAAGTTACGATTACCACAACAGACTTTGAAGAAATTATGGTTTATTTTGCCGATTGTTTTGTCGGATTTGTTACAAAAAACTACCAATCTTATTATATATGGGAGAGATTAATGGGTGAGTGTGGATGTATCTCTGGCAATAAGACTTACAAGCTTAGGGGTCCGGGTGGTGGTTGGTATGTTTTCCAAATGAATCCAGGATGTGATTATTGTGGCGTTGGACCTACTATTCACATCAGTATACCGCAAACTTCAAAGCTTTATTATGAGGAAGAACTAGAATACATACCAATTATACCCACGATAGGGTCGGGAAAAGAAGTTGTTGCTGTTATCAAATGTGGTATTCCCAAAGACCAAGCGGCAAACTTGGCAATTAAAACAATGATCGGGTCTGAGACTGAAGATAACAAAATTGATGAATATTTGGCCGAGATTTTAGGTGAGGATTTTTGGGAAGAAGCTATGAGCCAGGCACCAGATTTTGTACAACCAATAGGAGACAATAATGCTGAAAATTAGTGACATGTTAATTCTAGCATTGGATTTGGAAACTGGTGGTCTGATCCCCTGCAAGCACACGCCATTGTCAATCGGCGCTGTGTGGTTGAACAGCCCCAGGTTACCAGTCGATGAAACGAATTCCTTCTATGCTCAGCTTGAGTGGCCTGTCTACATTACCACTCCCCAAGCGATGGCTGTCAACAAATTAGATTTGGTCAATCCTCCAGGCCCCAATGGTACTTTTGCTAATCGAAGTTACCCAGCAGAAGAGGTTGTGCATCGTTTTATGGAGTGGCTTTCCTCTCACATGACAGATCAACCAGTTATCGCTCTAGGATTTAATGTAGGTTCTTTTGATCTTCCAATGCTCCGTTCTATTTGGAAAGATTACCCATGGCCATTCCATTACCGATCTATCGATCTTAACAGTCTGTTCTTCGCTTTGTCCCAGGTTCAGAATATGCCATATAGTGCTGTGAAGGCAGAAATTGTGAAGAAGGCTTGGGCTGCAAGCGAATTTCCAGGAATGGAGCATAACGCACTTGCTGACGCTTGGATGGCGATCCACGTATGGGATGAGTGTATACGACGTTTCAATGGTGACTGTGAGGTGTTGTGTTAACCGACGTTCCGAGGAAGGATTCAATGGCACCATGCGTTGTGAGCGAAGGCGTGAAGGCATGGGCAACAACCACAGGAGGCCACGGGCTGAGTTCGCCGCAGTCTGAGAGCAACGTATCGGAGAGTGGTATGCCAGCGTCGGTTTCACTTTTTACAGGATATACATTGTGAAAAAACTAATGTTCCTGGTGATCTTGATCTTGTCTGGTATCATTATGTATCAGAGTGGCTGTTTCGACGATTTCGATTTCTATTATGGTGCGAAGATGTTGCGGATTCTTGAGGGGGAGGAACAGTAATGGCTGCTGCTAAGGCACCGATTTTTAAAGAAGAGGGGATCGTTGGCAATCCTGAATTGTTGGATCAACTTAATGCCGCTGTAGAAGAATTGGCTACTCAGATGAAAGCCACCGTTCCGATCAAGAAGGGTGCGACGAGAATCGGCTTTGGTGTTAATAAATTACAACGTAATTTGGCGGCTGATACAGTAATCGCCGTTGCTAGGGCTATCAAGTCTTTGAAGGGATGGTAAGATGGAATCGGTAAAAGGTTATTGTCCAAGAAACCTTACTACTGTTTTGTGTATTGGTGGCGGTGTGATGGAAGATGCTAAGGGTGAGAAAATTTTTCCGTCATTTTATCAAGCCAAACAATATGCACTACAGTTAAAAGAACAGCATGGAGATATTGGCGGTTGGGTTTCTCATATGAACGTTCCACCGGATGATTCGTTTTTGATAAACGATCATTTGGATATTAAGATTGAAATTCGACCTAGACGGGTGTTGTGGCCAGACAAGGAATTGAGATGAGGCGTTTGTTGTTTAAGCACTTCCACGAAGGCGACAAGGGCTTTGCTCTTGGTCTGCGTATCGGTTCATGGACGTATGCTGGGTATCTTGGATATGGATTTCCAGTGTGGTGGCTTCCCAAATTGATTGATCGTGGTAAGGCCCGGTGGGGGTTTGGATTCGGATGGCTTCTTCTTTGTATTCGATTTCAAATTTGTACATGGAGATAGTAAATGAGTATATCTGTTAAACCACATCATCCATTACAGGAATTATTGGCCCAATTACTTTTTAATATAGAAAGTGTTCCACCACGTGAACAAAAGCGAATGGTAAATTTCGCCTGCAAAAAAGCTGCCGAATGGCATGATAAAAAAATGGATCAAATGTCTGATTTAGCAGCTAGGCGTATTACATGTTTTGTTTGGAATTATTCTATGTTAGAACCAAATGAAACTATTAATGGTATGGATTGTTATAAATATGCCGAAAATATTCAGCGTATAATCGATGGTATTGGTCCGTCGTGGGTTTTGAAAGATATTCCCGAATAACGGGGAAAATGAGGTTCTGATGAAGATTGGTGATTTGGTTAAGATTATAAAGTGTGAGCAGTGCCCAGCAGTAGTTGGAAAGATTGTTTCAGTGTCGAAGCTCAATATGGAAGGTGAGCAGGTTGTGTCGGTGGAATTGAACTTTGGTCGTGGTAGACCACAACTGAATCGTCCTACTAAATTCTCTGTGGACGAAGTAGAATCAATACGAGCTTTCTTCTGACCATTTCGAATTGGTTTAGCAGGAATAGAACCTGCACCATTAAGAGCATATTCTATAGAATCCAAAGCTTTAGCTGCGCTGGTCTTTATGACTGCGATATGGAGGCCATCATCAGGTGTTCTAGCGCTGTAGCCGAAGAGGAATGGAATGAATACTGTGCCCCGACAGCTACAGACGCTTGATCTCGAATATTCCGAGTGGTGTCACGAACTCTTGAGGGATGGGATGGACCCGATAGATTTCATGCGAGTATTGAGCCAGTGCCAGTTTGTTTGGGAAGCATGTCGTCGGCGATGTGCCGACCTGTGTGTACAGCGTGGTCTTGTTGGTATGGCGCGGGATATTATGACGAATGAAGACGGGACTATTGCTCAAGACTGGCCGAAGAAATAGGATGTATAATGATGGCATAATTATGTGTGGCTCAAAAAAATGGTTTTTCCAAATTGAACGAGGATGATATCCGGGAGGTTAGAAAATTGTGGGAAACCGATAAATATACCTAGTGAAATTTGGCCGATATGTTCGGGGTACGCCAATCCTGTATTTGGTCAATTATTCATAGGAAAAGTTGGAAGCACGTTGTTTAGGAGATTGTCGTGACAGATGATGGTAAGAAAAAATATGATTTTTACTTATCTGGAGGTATGAGAGGATATCCAGAGTTGAACTATCCAACGTTCAACGCGATTGCAAAGAAGCTGAGGGAGATGGGATACACTGTCTTCAACCCGGCAGAATGCGACGGGAGCAATATGTTCGCATCATGTATGGTACGAGATTTGCACGCGATCATCCATGAATGCGACAGTATCTTGCTCATCCCTGGGTGGGCAAAGTCATTGGGGGCCAACGCTGAGGCTTTTGTGGCTTTTGTCTGCGGCAAAACTACGATAATGATTGACAATTTGTATGTGTCCGATGGTGAAGCGACCTTCGATGTCATTCCTATCGACCTAACAGATTATCGTCTGCCTTATATGAAGGATGGTGGTCGTAAGTTTGATCCCCACAACTGTCCGTTAGACGGTTTTGAACCGCATGAACAATAGGAGCAACATATAGCTCATACATATAGCGTAAACGCTGTTTATCGCTGAATGCTACGCACATAGCGAGAAAGGCAGGGATGCCCAAGATGATCCATCGTTTGTTGTTCATTATACTATTTTCGCCAGAAGCATAACATCTTCTTGAATTCTCGCCAGAATAGTTTGAACCAGTCCTCGACCATTACATTTCCCCCTCCGCTTTGTTGGGCTAATCGTTGTTGTTTTCTTTCGGCGGCTGATTTTCCAGAATACTTTTCAGTCGGTCTCGTTCTCTCCGAGTTGCTTCCAAATCCAACAGCAGATACTTGAGGAAGATGCGGAGATCGGCCAGCGAGTTGGCGATCTTGCCCACGTTTTTTTTGAGTTCCTCATGTCTTTCCCCGGTCTTTTCGACCAGGGGAGCGAGTTGCTTCTGTTTGTCGGCTGGTAGATTTGCGATTTCTCGGATCAATTCCCTTAGTCGTTTATTGAACGCTTCCTCGTTCATGACTTAGCCATCCTTTCTGGAATCCCACACTATCTCTAAAGCCAGAGCGCTAACGATTCTTTCACGATGACCCCATTTTCGACACAGAAAACCCAGCTTCACCATCATATTATACACCCCGAGTAATCTGTAGCTAGGTTTTCCCACTTGTCGAGAGAGTTGTCCGCTTCCGAATGGCAGTCCTTACAGAGATACAGCAAAAAAAATGGCCTAGAGTGATCGGGATGATGGGCTTCGACACGGTTTTCAGACCCACAGAACTCGCATTCTGTCAATGGAATGAGTTTACCCGATTTCACCATTTGGCGAACCAGATATCTAGCGTGAACTTTTTCTGGATATTTTTCCTTGTCTCGGCGAGTATGGACTGCGTTGATCGTGGTAGGCTCACAGCGGCGTTCTTCGTTGGTCAGTTTCGATGCACAGGAACGACAACAAGTGTGTTGCTTGCCGAACTTTTCTGTTTGGTTGATGCGCTTGATGGCTTTCTCAAATGTGTTTCCACACCATGCGCAGGTGACCGTCTTGGTTGCAGACATGCTACCACCTTTCCCACCGTTTTTTGTATCCTTCTGCATAGTCAACAAAACGTGGATCACAAAATATGATGTGGGCTACGATCTCGTGGTATATAGTCCGTATTTGTTTGACCGGTGCGTTTGCTGGGAGATCGGTATTTTCGACATTTCTGGCCCGTTAAATCGATTAGTCATTGCATTATGTGATTTCCATCTGCTGCATGAGGATTTTGACCTTTTCGGCACACTGTTTGTGGTCTTCGATGTACATTTCCATGAAGTCGCTTGGATCGAGTGGGGCTTGTGCTTCATAGGCGTAATCTATGAAGTGTGCTTCGGGCAGGATTTCGATGATGTGTTGTTTGATAATCTCTATCTGACGACCTGGTTGTGCCTCGATGATGGCTGGCTTAGATGGTACTGGTTGACCGTTGTTCTGGGCGAACTGGCACGATGCAACGTACACCCTTTCCATGGCTGCTAGCCCGGAAATAAGCAGCCATCGCTGGACCAGAAAGTCGAGCAACAGTTTGCGGTTGCTTCCTTGTGTGATCACTTTGTATCTCCATTAGCTCTTGACTTCAGTTTTCATTTCATCGACACAATCGGCGGCAAGACCCCAAAGGTCAGATGCACGTCCTGTGATTACATCAAGGCCAAAGCTACGACGTATCTTTTGATATTCTTCCTCGATGGATGTCTCAACCAATATAGATACAAATAGAGTGCCACGGAAGTATGTGCTTTTGAGCACCCAATGCTTCGGGGAGTTGGCCCACAGCAGATTTTCGAACAATTGTGCCAGCGTTGGTTTAGACGACTTAGCTATTTCCATCACGTTTCCTCCACTGTTTGTGCCACTTATCTGGGTGGTCATCGTAGTGTTGTATTAGGTATGCTAGATACATCAGACTTTCATTGACAAATGGAGCAAGGCTTTGACCGAGCGCGTATATCTCAGCGAGCGTGAACCATCCTACCCCTATGATGTCGTTACAGGCTGGCCTTGGTTTCCCAGACCACTGTTTACAATAAAAAACCTGGACGCGATATTTGCCCAGGCGTGTACTACACAGCTTTCTGAATTGTCCTCCCTCAAGTCCCACTTCTTCTTTTAGCTCTCTGGCGGCTGTGTCGAGAGGCGTCTGATCTTCTGGGTCCGCTTTGCCACCGGGGAAAACCCAGGTGCCGCTAGCGGTGTCGGACAGCGATCTCTGAACCAATAGAAACCGGTTATCCTGTCTGAGAATGGTCCAGACAACCTCGACAGTCATAGTCGCCCCCTTTCACGACGAAGTGAGGACTTCTGTAGTGATTATACACCAAAACTGCTACTTCCAGATTTTTTATCGCACGATTTTCGAGACTACACTTTAGACTATACCGAAGTCAGAGGCAACTGATACTTGTGATTCGCCAGCGGCACATCGCTGCCGGATGCGTTTTGCTTGATGTTCGGTTATTTTGGCCCGTCCATGTTGCTCTTTGGTGCAGAGAGTGCCGTGTCGGATTTTGTCGTCTGAGTTTTCCTTTCTAGTTCTCCATCTCAAGTTACTTGCAGAATTATCGCTTCGAACACCGTTAAGATGTCGTGCTTCCATATCGGCAGGACATGGACCATAGAATACGATACACACCAATCGATGTACTTTCAGACAGATATGTATCCGTATCTGTCTGATCTTTAGGCCAATTGCCGCAATTTTCCGTTCTTGTATCGACGATAGACATTGCCATTGGTATCGACAAGGCACTGAGGGAAGTCTGGTACTTGCCTGAGATCACCTGTCATCACCATCTCCCTTTAGCGTACCACGCTGCTTTCGTCCAGTAAGATTTTCTATGTTGGCGACATAGATTTCTTCGAGAGTAAAACCACATCTGCGAGCGATCTCTTCTATGCACGTTAGAATGTGAGACAGGTGGTTGGGGATTTCTGTGTATCGTCCCCTTTCGCATAGTCTACAACCGTACTGGTAATACCACTCTTCCAGGGCGGTGGCGACAGCGGTGGCGTGGCGGTTCATGTGTATGGCAAGTCTAGGGAACACGAGACCACGGATTTGGTGCAGAATGGAAGCCCCTCTCATTTCGTACATCATACTGAGATCATGACCGGTGTCACAACAAATGTTGGCGAGGTACCAACAACAATCACCTAATTCTTTCATGATTGCTGCTATGCGATCAGGCTTCATCTTCCAACCGGCATCACGGATGAATTTCTTGGTCTTTTCGGCTACCTCACCGCACTCACCTATGATACCAAGAGCAGGATATATTATCCGACTGTGTTTTGTATCTAGATAGATTGCAGTATCGCGTGCTTTACTCTGATATTCCTTCAGATTCATTTTTTTCCTCTTGATCAAGATTTGACTTAGGTTGTTCAACAGACAAAATATTAGAAATGAAGTGGATATTCGGTGACAAGGCTGCGACAGCATCTCTGAATGATATGGGTGATGAATTTGTCATATTTTTTGCTGAGGATGTCAATGTTGGTTCCATAGCTCGTAACGAGGATAATCCTCGTCCTATAGGGTCAGTTAACTCTATATCTTGGAAGCGATATCGCTTAACTTTTATACCAAGTTCTTTACATATTTTAGAAATTTTTACACTAATTGCTTCTTCAACAGTATTACTATCAACAACCAAATCGTCAAATGGTACTGAACTAATAGCATTTTTGATTGCTGCTTCACATGCTTCCAAAACAAATGTATTTGAATCTTCAGTAATAGTCAGATATTTCACCAAAGATGTGATTTTATATATTGTTACTCCACTAACCCGTAATGATACACCATCTTCAGTTAATACATACATAGATTCTGCCGAAGCTAATCTTGTTCGCACATGTTCTTTGTGAAATGTTTGTCCTATAGTACCAAAGTGAATTCCTGGTTTCAAATCTGGACCTGGTAATCCAAATGTAAACCGTACAGCAGATGACCCTGGTATTATTGTTATCCATTTAATCGGGAAGAGCCAAATCAGAGGATGTATTAGTAATTTTTCTATAATTGAAATGATGTTAGTGAATAGTTCATTCATTGTTTATTATCTCCGTATCATGTGAATAATTTGCCATTATTTTCCTCTTTCTTTATCAGTTTCATTCACATAAAACAAGCTGCCAAGTATCTTACGTATATCTCCATGATCGGCTACAACATAAGGAATGCGTGGATTCGTTCGAGTTTAACTATCACTGTCTGTTTCCTCCGGGAGCGACGGTAGGTCGCAATAACGGCATTTCTCTGCGTTCCCTTCTTTCCCATAGCAATATGGACACAGCGTTTTAAGTGGGTGGGTAGCTGTATGGACGGTCAAGATAATCTCCGTACACTGCTCACAGATGCAGACACCACCCCACACTTGGTGCATGTTTGTTGTTGGCTTGAGCTTTCCGCAGGCGTCACACGTCAGTCGTTTGGCCGATAAATCGTCGGAGTTTCTCCACGACCAGACGAAAGTGTCCGAAATAAAGCTCAATAAAATCACCACGAGTCCACGCATGTCCATCCATTATCTCCGGTGTGCTGCGGATAAGATCGGCGTATTGTGGAAGTTCTTGGCACAGCGAATTCTGAATATCCTTCTGGTATTCATAGGTATCAAAATCAAAGATGACGGGTGTCCCGGTTGTCCTACGAATACGCCCCTCAAGACCGTCAGCATTTTTGCTGGCTTTGGCCTTGGAAGCTTGTTCCATGGCGTTGGCATTTGCGAGCATGGTACATGCAATAGCGATTTTGTCGTTGGGGGCCAGAGCAAGATTGCTGCTCATCATAGCAGCAACACTTACAGTTTCGATTAACTCCAGCATGGCTTCTGGAGGCAGTTCGAGTATCTGCTTGAATGTGTTGTGCTCAACTGACAAGGGGATTATCGTCACTTTCTTCATCGCTGTTTCTTTCAAAGTATTCTTTGACTTCTTCTATGCGACCGGAGATTTCTTCCATGTGGTCAGCAACTTTGTTAGGCGTGGAACCAGCGAAGGTCAATTCCCAGAAGATGCTGGTAATGAAGCACCATAGAGTAGGCTCGATCTTTGTTCCAAAAATCGCTGCTTCTGATTTGTAAAGCTTTCAGTTTATTCATTCGTAATTGACTCCTAGATTAGCTGCCGTTTTCTGGATGATGGGTTCGCTTATTTCGATACCAATACAATTTAATCCGAGTCGTTTGCATACGATAGCAGTAGTTCCACTGCCGATGAATGGATCGAGCACACGTCCATTCGGACGGCAATGACCACTAACAATGCGATTTACAAGAGCTTCTGGTAACTGAGTCGGTATCCAATTCCGTCGTTCCTTGAATGTTCCACATACACGGGAAAATTCCCAGACGTTCGGTGGCATCTTCCCATTCTTAGCTGCTCTTTTGTCATTGTAATTTGCCTGTCTGGCGCTGGGGATTTTTATGCATTCTGGTTGAACATAATCAGAATTCAGCCAATATATTGGTCGATGACATAGACCATATTTTCCTTTACTTGTTTGGTCTTGCCCGAATGTATAATACCACTGTAATCTTTGAATTAATGGTAGACCAACTTCTTCTATAGCGTTTTCTACAGTTTTTGTCCATTTTTCGTTAAAAGTAAAGAATATAGGTCCATCTGTTATATTAGCCATAAGGCTTAACCAAATCCGAATGTTAGTTTCATATTCATTTGTTGGCTGACGATCCATGAAGCCATTATATTTGAGGCCGATGCAATCTGGCGGATCAGCTATGATCAGATCAATTTGGCCGAGGTTCGCTACCGGGGTTAACTCGAATCGTCCATGGATTAACTTGATCATATCAGTCTAGCTCTACTCGCCGATTGTCTGAGTGCTTTCGCTGCCTCTTTGGTAGTTTCGGTGGTGGATCGCCGCAAGGATGCCTCATACGCTTATTGATAGCGTTCCAGGCGTTCCTCTCAAAGCCATCACAAGCCTTTTCAGCGAATTTCTTGGTTTTGTATTCGCCCACCTTGTTACCCGCTCATTTCGGTATCGATCACAGCCCACTGATGAACGTAGGGCAGCGTGTTTTTTCTTACGACGAACCTTGGCATACTCCATTATACGGTCAACTAGGGGGTTTGTTCGAAAAAAAGAAAAAAAAGTTGGAGCGCTTTTCCCAAAACGGACTCTCTATATATATGGAGGGGGGTTTTTATCGGACGTTGATTATCGGATGCAATTGTGTATAATTTCGAGGGTGATAGAAATGAGTGACAAGAAAACACAGATTAATTGCCGTTTGATTACCCGTGGGACAGATAAGGCCAACACCAAGGCTATCGAGGATTTGAATGTCCCCGATCCAGAACCGGCTGTTGGTGAGCAGATAATCAAGGATGCGATGGAGAAAGGGTCAGAGGATGACAGTCAAACAGGAAATTCTTGACGAAGCACATTCAATTGTCGAACGATTAGCCACGTCTCGTAGCGCCAATGGTTCGTTCGCATATTATGAGAACAGCGATGTTTATCAAGAGGTGTGGCGAATGTGTTTAGATGCCCTTGAGAGATATGATCCACAGATAGGGCCAATCGAGAATTATCTAGTGAGACATGTCACCAACAGACTTAAGAACCTCAAAAGGGACAATTACTTCCGTCCAGGTTCCGATGCTCCGAGTTCTGGTTTGGCACGTACCAGGATGAACTTGGTGAACGCGCTGCCGCTCGGTGGTGGAGATATTGCCGAACAGGGTATGCTCTTGGGGTCCATTCCCGTCAATATCGATCCGGTTGATCATCTTCTTTGTGATGAAACCTTGGAGTACATCAGAGAGCGTATACCGGAAAACCTGAGTGCTCCGTTTGAGGATTTGATTGGCAATAATCGTGTCCGCAGTTCGGTTGTAGATGAAGTACGTCAAAAGGTGGCCGAGATTCTGAGCGAGAGGGAGGAAGATGTCGAAAGCAAAGAATAAGAGATTATCTTCCAATCCCAAGGCTTTGAAGATTCTTGCCGATTGCGTCAAGCAGGGTCTTAGCGATAAGAAAATTCAACAGCGATTGGCTCAGGAATGTGGATATCAATGGACGCTGGACACTATTGGAAGACGCCGCCGTGTCATGGGCGTGATTAAGAGTGCTGGGCAGCCAGTTGATGTTAATGTGTTGGATGGTCCCATTCTTACCGTGCCGCCCCTTGGATTGTCGGATGGAGAAAAGGCTAAATGGTTTCGAGACCAGTTCAAAAAGACCCATCTTTACAAAACCATCCAGAGACAATTTGAACCAGGAGAAGTGGAGATGTACTTAGAGGATTTCGGTTTGCTGTGCTGCCAGTTCGAGGACATCGTTATCAGTGAATTTATGCAGGTAGACGATTTTCTGAAGCACAGAATTCTTGTTGATAGACAATTGATTCTCAGTCGTTCTCTACAGAGAGAGATCACCGATCTACAAATGTGGTTCGTGGCGAATCCCAAGCCAGAGGATGAAGACAAAGCAGCTACTAAGTTTCGCATTTTACAACAAAGACAACTTGACGACAAACATCGATATCTCAAGAATGTCAATGATCGTTACGATGCCTTGGTCAAAGAGCGGCAGAAAATCTACAGTAGTTTAGCTGCGACACGTAAGGATCGCATGGATGAACTCAAGGGGGGCAAGGAAACCTTCTTGGAATTGGTAGGTAGACTACAACACTTGCAGGACGAAAGAAATAGGCAGGGGAGATTTGCTGAATTGACTAGATTGTCTGCTGAAGACGTAAAGAATGAATTTCGTCATCCGGTGGAATTTCCAGATGGCAGTGTTGAGCCAATCATTATGGATGCGGATACGGACTTTGTGGAGGATGAGGATGAATAAGTGTGCTTTGTATATACCACGCCCAGGTGGAACGTCCAGGATGATCCAGAACGGTTATGTTGATGCGCTGCGACATTTCGGCTGGAAGGTGTATGTTGGCGACCCCAAGACCAAGTTGGGTTGCCGTAAGCTCGTCGAAGAATATGGCGTGCGGTTGATCCTGACTCATTCCAGATACGGAATCCGGCAGTTGCCAGTAAATGTGATCAATGCCAACAAAGTTATAGTATTTGTTGAAGCTCTTCCACTTAATGACGGCAACCTGGAAATTGACGGCCCATACGAGGTGGCTCATCAGAATGAACCAGATATAATTAAATCAATCGAATCAGCTACGGTCCACACTAGGATTGAGCCCCACTTATGGGCGAACTATATGTCTGTCTGGGGAGAGAATAATGTTGATATTATGTTTCTTCCAGCGGCGGGTAACATGATTCGTGCAATGCCACCAACCTGCACAATCTTGACAGATGTGGCGATGGTTGCCAATTTTGCCCACAGACAGGGTATCATGCGACAGTTGATCGAGCCACTTTTCAAGCGGTTGGATTTGCTGGGACATTCGTACCAAGCTTTTGGAGATGACATCTGGGCAAGAGCCGGTCTAAACTATAATGGTCCGCTTGATGATGACCAGAACCGATTGGCGCATGTATACGCGACGGCCCGTGTGTGTCCTAACGTACATACCGAACAACAGGTCGGTCTCCAGGCGTGTGTCAACGAAAGGTCGTTTATGATCCCGTTGTGTGGTGGGGTGCAAGTGTCGGACAACCCGCTGATATCCAGATATCTAGGATCACACTGTGCGGTATCTACCAGCGTAACCGACTTTATGAATAAGGTTATCGGGCTAGTGGAAGACCAGCCACAGCGATTTGAGAAAATTCGTGCCAGTGTAGAGCATGTGGCTAACAATCACACATATTTCAACCGGTTGGTTGATCTGTTTCAGGTGGCTGGATTGCATGATTTGGCTACCGATATGATAGAGCAAGGACAAAGAGCAGCAGTCAGGCATTGTTGGGAAATCGATGCCAGATTGAGTGCTGAGGAAAGGGGAGTACCTTATGAGCAAAAAGCAATCGCTATGCAATAACAATGATTTAGTCGGTAATAAATTTGGTCGTTTGATTGTTATTAGGCAATCAGACGAACATAAAAGTGGACATGTTTGTTGGGTATGTAAATGTATTTGTGGCAAATTGATTATAGCGACAAGTAGTGGTCTGAAGAGGGGTAATGTAAAGAGTTGTGGATATTTACGAACAGATTTAACGAGACAAAGATCGTATAAGCATGGCCATGGTGGTAGAAATAAACAATCTCCTACTTATGTGTCTTGGAGTAATATGGTTCGAAGATGTGTTGACCCTCACAATCATGCCTACCACAATTATGGAGGTCGAGGTATTGCCGTATGTCAAAGATGGAAGAAATTTGAACATTTTTTGGCTGATATGGGTGAAGCCCCGGTAGGATATCAAATTGATCGAATTAATAACAACGATGGTTACCACAAGAATAATTGTCGATGGGTAACTACTAAAATTAATAGCAGAAATAGACGGAATAATCATTTGATAACTTATAATGGTAAAACTAAATGTATTGTTGATTGGTCGGAGGAATGTGGTATTTCTCGTAGCACTTTGTGGGCTAGATTGTATTTGTATAATTGGTCTATACAGAAAGCATTGACTACTCCTGTAATTAGCAGAAGGAGGAAATAGTCTAATGAACAGAAAAGAAAAATCATTTTTACAAAAGAGATTAGCCGGGGTTTCTATGCCTATTACCCGCAGACGTATGAGGTGGGGTCGTAACTGGCCGTGTTTGTGCGGAAGTGGGAAAAAGTACAAAGTGTGTTGCCTCAACGAAATCGAAGCCATTACGGCATCTGACAGCAACGCCAATGTTACCAAGCTACCAGAGAATATTCAGGAGATGATTGACGCTCATCGTGAAGCGCAGAAGAACGGAGGGAAGAAAGACAATGAATAAGACAGCACTGATCACCGGGACAACGGGGCAAGATGGCAGTTATCTTGCTGAACTGCTACTGGACAAAGGCTATACAGTCCATGGGCTTATCCGACGATCTTCGGTTGACACCACAGAGCGTATCGCTCACTTTCAACATCATCCACATTTCGAATTGATAGAGGGTGATATCACCGACGCGGCATGTATGCATCGGCTGATTTCCGGTATCCAGCCGGATGAAGTGTATAACTTGGCTGCCATGAGCCATGTGGGCGTATCATTTGATCAGCCCATCACCACTTGCCAGATCGACGCGATGGGGCCTCTGTACATTCTGGAGGCTATTCGCCAGTCGTCTCCAAAAACCAAGTTCTATCAAGCGAGCACATCGGAGTTATTTGGCAACACTTCCATTGCGCCACAGAATGAAAATACGCCAATGGTACCTAATTCTCCATATGCAGTTGCTAAGCTTTATGCACATCAATTAACAGGTCTTTATCGTCGTGCATATGGCATTTTTGCGTGTGCTGGAATTCTATTTAATCATGAATCCCCTCGTCGTGGCGAAGCGTTCGTTACAAGGAAAATTACTCGATATGTTGCAATGCTTCGGAAATGGATGGATATTCATGGTGGTCCTCCAAAAATAGCTGTGGATTTTGCTCCACTTTTTATGGGTAATATCGAAGCAAAAAGAGATTGGTCTCATGCTGAAGATATGGTTCGCGGGATGTGGATGATGATGCAGCAAGACAAACCAGAAGATTACCGAAATTATATTGTTATTGATCCAAAATTCTACCGACCAGTAGATGTGAATTTGCTTCTGGCTGATTCTACGAAAGCCAAGACCGTGCTCGGGTGGGAATTAACAATCGGTTTCGGTGAAATGATAGATTGTATGATACAAAGTGATTATGAGGTTTTGATAAAATGCCACGTTTAATTTTGCCTAATTATACTGTAATTCGTGACACTAGAGAACAAAAAGATTATGGGTGGATTTTTAGTGCGCATGTACCAGATCGGAGACCCCCGAGATGCGAGGGGACGATTGTGGATACGGTAGAGACTGGCGATTACAGCTTGGTTGGATATACCGACATTCTGGCTATTGAGCGTAAATTCGCTTTTTCAGAATTGTGGGGCAACTACAGTGCCAAGAGACGACCGCAATTCGAAGAAGAGATGGAGCGGATGTCCAACATTAAGCACGCTTACGTCATAATCGAATCATCTATGACACCAGACATCCTTGAATTGTCACCACCACAATTCTCCAAGGGTGTACCGGGCAAGTCGCTGGTCAGATGGTTGATGTATCTGTCAGTTAAGTATGGGGTGAACATCATACCGGCAGGACAGTGTGGTCGCAAGATGGCTCAGATGATTTTCGAAGAGGTAGTTAGGGTAGAGAAAGATCGTTGGGTTTACCAGGAACCAAAGAAGAAGTTAGGAGAGGATTGCCTTGGGTGCTAAAGTCACATTAGATGATCTGCTTCATGGAGATCAGGGAAGATACGGATACCTGTTTCCATATCGTGATCGTGTACCCAATGTGCGCAAACACATTTTTACCGATCTGAAGCAATCCAAAGACCCGCTTGACCAAGTTGTTGTAAGTCGGATGCTCGATATCAATTACATAGGCTGGACAGCAAAGGTTGTTCTGGGTCTCGATTTATTTCCCATTCAGATAGCTACCCTACAGATGATGTGGAATACTCCATTCCCGATGCTGATTGCGTGCCGTGGTGGTAGTAAATGTGTACGTGGGGACACACTTTGTAGAACGTCAGATGGTTTGATACGAATGGATGAAATTGTTGATCCACAATCTCCAGAAATGGAGCGGATTAGTGTTGATTGTGAAATGCATGGTGAAAATGGGTTAAATAAACCATCCTATGGATGGAATAATGGACACTCTAAGACGAAAGTTATTAAATTGCGGTCTGGGATAGAAATAGAAGTCACTGATAATCATCCTATCAGATGTGTTAATGAGGAAGGCAAGATAATATGGCGAAATGCTGAAGAAATTAGTCCAGGAGATTATATTCCTATCTGTAGGGATCAATATGATTTTGGGAACGATCCAACTACGTCTGAGGATTTGGGTTGGTGGCTTGGGGTCATGACAGGCGATGGGATGTTTACCCAGCGATCTTGTTTGCGCTTATCATCCACTAACCAATCTGTTGTAGATGAATTTATTCGAATTACGCAAAAAGAATTTGGTTACGAACCTAGGCCGCTTCTTAGACCAGGTCATTATAATATTTATAATGTTAAAATTTGGGATAATATCGATAATTTATATAATATTGGTGGTAAAGATTCATATACAAAAGAAGTTCCTAGATTAATAAGACAGAGTCCTCGCAAAGTAGTATCTGCTTTTATTAAGGGGCTGTTCGACGCAGATGGTTGTGTTTCAGAAAACCGCTCTAGAATATCTTACACTTCGTGTTCTGAATTATTAGCTAGGCAGGTTCAGCAAATTCTATTAGGTTTTGGGATAGTTTGTACATGCAGAGAAAGATACACAAAGTCTCAGAATGGGACAGAAGTAAAATCATACCAGTTAGTGATAGATGGCGAATATAATGTTGCTTTATATGCAAAATATATTGGATTTGTTCATAGTCGAAAATATAGTAGACTGCAAAATCGTATAATAAAATTTACTAACCCGAATAATGATTTGATTCCTAATATTCAATCAGTAATGGTCAGGTTGCGAGAAAAGTTTGTGCGAGATACTGGTGGACCGAACAAACGTGGTTACGGCCATAAAAATACATTTGTTTCATCACCATGTAGAATTTTGCAATATGTCCCATCCTACAATAAATTAGAAAAATTTCTTGATGTTACACAATGCATATGTGATGATGAAGATTGGCGATTTCTTAAGAAAATTTACGATAAACACTATTATTACGATTATGTTGAGAGTGTTGGGAGTTCCTGTTGTCAAACATTCGATGTCTACATACCGGATGACCATTCTTTTATCTCCAATGGATTGATTTCTCATAACAGTTTCATGCTGGCGGTTTATGCTGTACTCAGAGCCCTGCTAGACCCTGGAACTAAGATTGTGATTGTCGGTGCTGGCTTGAGACAAGCCCGCTTGGTGTTCAACTATTCGTGGATTCAGAGCTAATGTAGTCATTGCGGATGAGTTTGCCTGTTTGGATAAAGATACTTTAGTAGAGACACAGAACGGTCTTGAGAGGATATCTGATATTACAGACATTAATACAAAGGTACTCAATAGATATGGAGAACTAGAATCTATTGGTTCTTTGATAAAAACACCGAAAACTGATGTGTATGAAGTCGTTACGAAATATGGGTATAGATTTAAGTGTTCAAATAAACACAAGGTACTTACTCAGAATGGGTGGAAACTTGGCAAGGATTTAACGATAGATGATTTTATTATTACAGAGAACAAATATACTTTCCCGACTGAATCGTATGATGATTTTATTACTAAAGATATGGCCTGGTTAATTGGCCTATTGATATCAGAAGGTGATGTTACGAATGAACATTGTGTTTCTATAAGAACTACAGATACCAGTCTTGTTGAGCGAATCAAAGATAGGTTTGATCATCTAAACCCAAAAGTATATATCAGAGAGCCGTATACAGATGGACGTGGATGGGACTGTAAGAAATCGTATGAAATTAAAATACATAATACGGAATTTAGGAAAAAATTATTCGATTTAGGAATAGGTTATTCCAATGTATATGAAAAGCGGATACCTAATTCTATTCTGAGATCACCGGTAGATATATCGACGGCATTTTTAAGCGGTCTGTTTTACGGCGATGGATCGTGTTTTTTGTGGAAAGATAGGTCTACGACCAAGCTTGGTGTTGCATATTATACAGTTTCTGATATTTTGGCACAGGATGTACAAACACTACTTTTGAAATTCGATATCATAATTGGTCGTAGGACTAGAAAAAGTCAACTGAGTCACAGAAAACAATGGATATTGCGCGCAAATGGTATACATGCGCATAGATTATCTGAATTGTTAGAAATTGATGATTGGAAAGAATTGGCAGATGTAGCACACACACATTCTAATAAAGATACATATGGAGTTACATTTGACAAAAGTCGCAATCAATGGAAAGCTGCTGTTTTATATTGTGGAAAAGTTCGATATCTAGGTAGATATGACACTAAAGATGAAGCAGTTTCTGCTGTAAAAGAATTTTTGGATAACAATAATACATGCCTGAAGGTAGAATCTGTTAGAAAGCTTGATTATCAGGATCATTTATATGATTTTCATTTGCCAAATACCCATAGTTTCTATGGTAATGGTTTTGTACAGCATAATTCTATCCCAGAAGATGTATTCGACGTTGTTGTCCGTGGTTTTGCAGCTACCGCCAAGACTCCTGTCGAAGAGGCCAAGAGGGCTGCCTTCGAAAAACAGTTGGCAAAACTTGATCTGCCAGCAGATATCAAGAAAAAGATCACCACAGATAATGGCAGGATGCATGGTAACCAAATAGTTTATTCTGGTACCGCATATTATGCTTTTAACCATTTTGCAAAGAAGTATGAGATGTGGAGAAAGATTATCAGAAGTAAGGGTGATCCAGATCAGGTAGCACAGATTTTTGGTGGAGAGAATTTGGTCCCAGAGGGATTCGATTATAGAGACTACGCGATCATCAGAATTCCTCACACACATCTGCCAGAGGGTTTATTGGATCAACGGCAGTTGGCTCATGCGAAAGCAACCCTGCCACGCAACATCTATCTCATGGAGTATGGTGCCGTTTTTGTTAAGGATTCAGACGGTTTCTACCCACGTAGTTTGATCGAAGGATGTAC